GTCGAGAGGATGGGGTCAAGTCCGGGTCCTAAATTGCCGACGGCAATGAAGAACGAACTGTATAGACACGTCCGCGCTTTAGTGCGGACAGTTCCAAACAGAAGGACTTTAGAAATCCCACGGAATGGACCCATCAATGATAGTGCATGCCTTCAGGTCTCACGGTCGCACGGTGGAACCCGTGCGTTTATGCAGAAAGTTGTAGACGGTGAGATGGCCTTCATGGAAGACCAATCAGCGTCACAACCTCCTACAAAACACAACACGAGTTACCCCTTGACCGAGTGTCCTGTCCTGTTTCAGGACTCCACCAAACCCAAAAAGACACCTCCCACTGGGGATCACAGATCAGCAATGCATAGAACAATGTTCTATACAGAAGAAGATCGTGACCCACGAAAGCCACAGTACGTTGCCGAGACGCTAGAATTCGCGAATTCCATATTCGATACTGTTGAAATGACCAAAGCTTACTTAGAAGCGGCGGACGTCACACCAGTGCGAACAGAACCCATTCTCTTGGAAGAGAGGGGCATGAAAATACGAATAGCCAGCATGTACTCGGGCGCAAACGTGGTGCTCTCACAACGGATCAACACAGGACTGCAAGGTATCCTAAATGGACACAAGCAATTCTATGTAGAATCACGGAAGCAAGAGCCGGAGGACAGGTTGGGCGAAATGAAAGACGGAGAAATCATATGCAGTGCAGACTTATCTGCGGCATCAGATTACCTCACCCACGAATCAGTGTTCACAGTATGGAACGCGATCGTGGATGAAGCACTCAGTCTAAACATTTCAGGATGGAGTGAAGATGTAAGGACTGTGGGGTTGAAACTTCTAGGACCACACGAACTAATAAAACAGTTTTTTGAATTACCGAAGAAGGTAAAACAAAAAGATCTGAATACAGCGGCTCGTGTGGGAAGATACAATTCTATGGTAGAAAAGTATCCAGTGACGCAAAGAGGAGCAGCGATGGGATTAGGGGTTACATTCCCTATCCTGTCGATAATGCAAGACTTCGCGTCATCCTATAAGATACCTCACAGGTACCAACGCACCAAATACGTTTTAGGGGACGACATGATTGCTCGGTGGACACTAACCGAAAACCAGCAATACTACAACAACTTAAAGACGCTTGGTCTAAAGCTGAATGCAGCAAAAACACTGGTAACGCCATATGGTGGAGTGTTTGCTGAACGCTACTACTACAC